TCCGATTCTCCAGGAACTCCTGTCTCGCTTTCTCCTCCTTCTGATTCATTTCCTCCGACCAACTCTTCTCCTGAACCTGTGGTGATTTCACTTGTTTCGATACCAGGTTCTTCTGTTGCTTCAACAAATTCTTCTTCAATTTGGATTTCTGTTGCGATTTCTTCGATGTTCTCCTGACCACCATAACTTACCTCCATTGGTATTTCTGTAAATACATTGACAACTCCTGTATTAATCTCTTGTATTGCAATCTCCTCTAGTGCTATTTCCTCAATCATTGCTATTTCAATCTCAGGTTCTTCGAATATTTCGAAAACTATTTCAGCCAGGGGTTCTATTTCTACTAGCTCAATCTCTGCTGTAACTTCTTCTATTTCTTCAAAAGCAGATGTCAGTATTTGTGTCTGCTCAAGCGACAAAACAGTGTCGTCATAAGTCATAGTTACAGAAATATTATCTACATTAGGACCACCAAGGCGCCTATTATTGCTATCACTACCACTAATAAGAATATTTCCAATGTTACTACCCACGCCTGTGTGCGTAACACTGTTTGTAAAATCTTTGCCATTAATTCCTGTAACATTAAATCTCTCCTGGGTAGTCGTTGCTAAGACTTCATCGTCCTCATCTCTGATTTGTAATCTAATTGTGAAACTGTCAGCAGGTCCTGATCCACCCCAACATTGTGCGACACCACATTCACCATTTTGTACTTCGACACTAGAGTTTAGAGTAATGCCATTATCGAGCATCGGTTGAGTTATAGAGTTGCTTATGAGATTAAACGATTGCTCAATACTGCCGTTGGGTCCAAACTCTAGGTCATGTCCTCCTGGACAACAATCTCCAATGCGTTGTGCATCACCTGATAAAGTCCAGTTATCAGTACCGTTGTCGAAACCTGGATTGCTTATCAAATTGCCTGTGGTATTTACATCTGCAAAGGATAAAACAGGTATTAATAAAATCCAGTATCTCATCTTTTGTGTTTTATAGCTCCTGATGGTATCGGTTCACCATTCCAGGTCTTTGCTTTTGTTCTATAGAAGCCACCTACTTCTTCCCATCTTGCTTTGGCTTGTGAGCCTATCAAACCATCAATGGGACAGTAAGTACCACTATCTGCCATAGATTTCCAAACATCATAGTCTTGACACATAATCGAAATACTTGCGACTGACATACCTAATGACTTCAGAAGTTTGCTTTTCTTTCTTCTTTCGCACTCCTCATCACGCATATAGCTCCCAAATGAGCCTGAGAAGCCGATTACAGTCACTCCTGCTGCAAGGGGTATAACACAACTATCCTGTCCATAAACACTCATACTGGGTGCGTTTGAGCTGTTTACAGCTGTTTCAGTTTCATTGTTATTGTTGGTTGTACTGTTAGTCGTTGTATTCGATGATGAGCCTGACTGATAAGTAGTTGTGGTTTCTTGCGAATACCCACCTGTGATAGCTGTTTGGCTACCCGTTGTTGATGTCTGATTGTTGGTGGTGCTACCACTGCTTGTTGTGTCTGATAATGCTGTATCTATACTTAACAATGCAATGAGGATTGCTAAGATTAGCAAGGCACCTTTTAAGTTCGACATTTCCATTTTCTTAATGCCAACGCTTTTCTCGTTGGTCTACCTTTGCTGTCTTTCATTGGTCCTTTAACTCCTGACATTCTTGCACAAAAACTTCTGCGTCTAGCTGCTGCTTTAGATCCTGGTTTGACTTTACCAGTTACAGGTCTTTTTAAATTAGAACCCTGTGTTCTCTTAAAATATTTTCTACCAGCTTCATTTAATCCGCCACTTGGGTTTTGATATTTCTTTGCTACCATTATGTCCTCGCATAGCTTGGCTTAGGTCCTCTGTTAGACTTAGCTTGTTTTCTTCTTACTGCTGCTCTTCTTTGACCAGGAGACATGGCTCTTGCCTTAGCTGATGGTACACACTTAGGATAGTTTTTTCTTTTCTCACCCTTGCTTCTGCCACAGGGAGGATATGATCCGTCTGACCTACGGTTTGCAATGTCTACCCATTTTTCATTGACCCAGTTTCTAAGACCTTTTTTTCTTGCCACGCTTACCTCCAGGCTTGATTCTGCCTGAGCAAACACCTGACGCATACATATTTGCGTACGCACTTGGATAAACTTTAAATTTTCTTTTAGCTGCTGCTTTTCCTTTTGCACATAGTTTAGCCATGTTACCTCCTAACTAATGAGCCACCAAAATACAATCCTATGATTGAACTTACCACATGAGTGTCTAATGGTGTAATTACTAATCCTGTCATTGGTTTCCACTGTGTCATATCCATGTCACTTGCAAATATCCAAAACCCTTGAGATACAGTTTCTGTATAACCTACATAGATAGGCATTGATGGATCTATAAATGGTGCTAATTTAGGTATAACTAATATAGATACTACTGCTATAAGTGCGATATATCTGCGAGTATTTTTCGTGAATTGATCTGCAACATTTCTTGCCTTGTCTACTTGCTTTGCTGCAAACTCAGCTCGTTGCATAAACATCTTTTGTTTGTCTGCCTCAGCTTGTGACTTCTGAGCCATGATTGATAATATGCCACCTAGCACTGTACTAGCTAACATACTGAGTAGTTCCATAGGTATCATTTACTTACAAAATAGCCTCCCACTATTGCAGCTATTCCACCTAGCCACGCCATAAATGAGATAGCTCCTTTACCTCTGTTGATTGTTTCTTCTAGTTTGGTAATCCTGTCTTCAAGTGATTCTAGTTTCTCAAGCAGTTGCGAGTTGGTTACAGTTCTCATTCCTCAAAATACTCCAAGGCACCTAGGTTGATGCCTGTTTGTTTGAGTAAGCCTGGTGTTATCGGAGATTTGATTAAGTTATCTGCACCTGCTGCTAGGCTGTGAAAAGGTTTTGAGTATCTGTCCATAAAACCTAAAAATTCTTTCGAAGCCTCGTCCATTTTTTCTTTACTTCCTGATGCCGCTGCTGACTTGTACCTTGCAATGATACCTGCCACTGATTTTTGTGTAATTGGTGATGCCATAAGTTTGTTGAAAAGATAGAGTGCACCAAGTCCTGCTGCTGATCCAATTAGCCCTGCACTAGCTCCAGCTCCTGCTGCTGATAAACCAAACAAACCACCGATAGCTCCTGGTCCAATTCCTTGTGAAAATCTCAACATCATAGACCTTTGTATAAACTGATTGAGTGCTGGTGCTGAAGGCAACAATTCCATCATTCTAGTCATTTGCACCAAGTCATCATAACTAAATGCAAGACCTGCTTCGTCAATCATGGTTTTATATCTTTCTGTTTTAGCTTTATCACCGACACCTATTCTGTCGAACCATCTTTTTAGACCTGCTGCCGCTGCGCCTTCTTTTAAATTTAAGAAGTCTATAATCGTTTCGTTCACATCATTTTCAAATTGTGCAATAACGGACTTTCTAAATTGCTTTTCGCCAACAGTTTTTTTTAATTGTCTCAATTGTGATGGTGTGCCGTTTCTAAATTGTTCTAATACAAGGTCTCCAGTTTTGAGTGAATCTTTACCAATAATGTCGTCTAATTGTTTTGCTGATATACCAGGGACTTGTAATTGTTCTTTTCTAGATTTTGCAATCCTCTTACCATCTTTGGTTGTCAAATATTCAAAATAACTTCTGCCATCAGCTGTCGTTACTTTTCTTGTTTTAAATGCGTTATCTAACAAATCACCATTTTTATCAATGGCGCCCATGCTAAGTTTCTGTTCTAGAACATCTTTGCGTGCTCCTTCTTTAGATAAGAGTTTTGCTGCTTCCTCACCTGCGTCATCAAATTGATAATAACCAACTCTTTTTATGATGTCGTGTGAGTTTCTAATTCTGTCTACATTTGTAATGTATGCTGTGTCTGCATCTATAAGTTTTCTTCCTACCACATCATCTGTTGCTGCAACTAAATCACCTTGCAGGTTGTTTCTAAAGTTACCCAATACACCAGAAAAAACTTGGTCTTGTTTAGATGCTGCAACCCTACTAGCGTAGTAAGAAGCCTCTTGATATTCGTTATCGAGTTGTCTTTTAAAAATTACAAGTTGTTCGCCTATAGATTTATTTTCGAAAGCTTTTCCAGTAGCAGAAAGTTTTGTTGAATCTAAGCCATCTAAACCTCTTGAACTTACTTCTAAGTTACGCTTGGAATATTTTTTTAATAAATTAAGGTCGCCTTTGCCTTTCAAGACGCTAGTACCATCTTCTAAAAGTGTCGTGTATTTTTTAGCAGTTTCTTCAGGCATTTCATACTTAACGCCACCGATGGTTGGTGTTATAAAATTGTTCTCTTTTAAATGCCTGTCTGCTGTTGATTTAGGTAAAAAATCACCATCAAAGTCTTTTGCAACTTCTTTTTGTATACCTTTACCAAACAATATCTCAGCCATTTCATTAGTTTCTTTGCTAAGTAAATCTGTTAATACTCTGCCATTAGTAGAATAGTTTTCTATTCTTGTGTCTGCTGTGTTAAACGCTGCCCACAAAGATTTTGTTCTAGCAAACTGTTCATCAATGTTATAACTCTGACCAGCCAACGATCTTTCAGCATCGTCATATAGTGTTTTTATATTTTTTTGTGCGTATGCAGAATAATTTATAAAGTTTACAACACTGCCCATATCATCTACCTGGTCAAGTTCAACACCATCTTTTAAAACAAACTGTCCATCTTTTTTTATAAACTTGTCTGTTAGTGGTGCTAATGATTTTTCTAAATTATCGTTTCGCACACCATATGCAATCCTGTTAAATAACTCGTTCTTAGCTTTGTCATATGCTTCTCTTGCTGGTGTACCCAGTAGTGGTGTTCTGCCTAAGGCATATATTAATGATCTGACTGTGTCATTATCTATAATCATACCTAAGTTTGGGGTAATACCTTGTTCTCGTAAAAATGCCATAAGATCGTCTGCCTTTTGTTGTTCTTCAATTAAGTAACCGTTTTTCATTCTGTTAAGTTTTTGTGCTGCTTTAGAGCCTAAAACACTTTGCACAAATCCTCTGCCTTTGGCTGTAAGATTATCAACTGCTTTACTGCTAATTTTGTTAGATTGTAGAGCAACGCCACCTACTTTAATGATGCCACCAATACCTGCTGTTAAACCTGTAACTAAAAGACCTTCACGCAGTGCTTCTTCACCTACACCTCTGTCGTCCCAACTTGTAGTTGGCATACCATCAGGTGCTGTAAAATCTTGTAACATTGCATATGCTGCTGTACCTGTAGCACTACCGATACCAGCACCAACAGATTCACCAGCTAGTGATCCACCAACACCACCAGGTAAACCTGCAAGACCACCAATAACACCACCGATTACAGCACCACCTATTTCTAGTGTGGGCTTGAGATAGTCAGGTAGATTATCAGGGTATTCATCTTCGTTGATAATTCCTAGTTTGATTCCTGCTTGTCGTGTACTTGCGTAATATTCTTCTGTAGTAATTCTTCCTGCTTGTAGCAGTCTAGCCCCTGTTGTTTTGTGTGCGTTGAAAAGATTTTGTACTTCTTGCATAATTGCTAAGTCTTGCCTTGCTGCTGGACTGTTTTCACCAAAGCCCATAAGCTTTTTGGTTTCTTCTTCTCTATATCTTTTAGCAATCTCTAAAGGTGTGCCAGTTGTAGGTGCTGCCATTATTCCTCCAAGAATTCTTTGTAAGCTTGAGACATAGCATCAAGACTAGCCTCACTCATCTCTAGTGGTGTTCCTGGCGTTATACCCGAAACACCATAAAAACTATCTGCTGTAATGCTATCGTCTTGTGGCGTTAAACCTTTAAACCCTTGCTCTACAACAGTAAGTCTATCAATGATGTATTTTACATTGGCTCTTGTTTTGACAAGGTTTGCTTGTGCAGCACTGCCTGGATCTGCGTTTTGTATTTGTCCGTCTAGTTCTGACATTCTAGATTCAAAGTTTGTTCTGATTGTGCTGTATCTAGCAGCTGCTTTTGAATCACCTTGTAAATAATTAGATGGTATAAGTTCTATAATTTGTTGCAAAAGAAAGTTGTTAGGTTTACCTCTCCAGGCGTCTGCTGCTGTCGCTTTGATTGCAAAATTAAGTTCTTTCTTTTTAGCTTCAGCTATTTGTGATTCATAACCACCTGCTGGTGCCAATCCTAAAAAAGACCCGAAGTCTGCAACACCTGTTTCTATCGCATCATATGTTCCAAATGCTTCTGCAATAAGTAAGTCTTGGTTTTGTTCTTCGAGACTGTATTCCCTTTCAGGTACTTGTATTTGTTGTCCCTCACCTGTTATCTCTTGACCGAGCTTGATGTTCTTTAATTGTGTTTGTTCTAGGTCTGCTTGTGCTTGTGCAACTTTGGTTTCTCGTAATTTAAATTTATCAGCAGCAAGTCCTCCTTGTGCGAGTGCATCTCCTACATTGTCGCCTCTAGCTGTGGCTAAAGCAGCTGCAATCAATTGCAAATTTAAATCTCTATCTATTGCCATTAGAACCTCCTCTTGTATGGATCTTCTTCTGTTACTTTAGCACCGACTAAACCTCTTGGTGCTGCCGCTGCTGGAGCTTGTTGTTTATTATCAAGTAAACTTTGAATCACCATAATGTCTCCGAGCAAACCTACCATACCTGTTACACCGCCAAAGCTATCCATAAAGCTTGTTTCTTTCACTGGTGCCTTATTAACATAATTATCTAGTATATTTTGATAACCTGCTATGCCAAGTCCTGATGCTTCCATATCAGCTTTTATTGCTGGAGACATAAATGGAACTTTATCTCCTGTATATTGTAATGATTCTCTTGTTGGGACGGCAACTTGACCACCTGCTATGAGTTTCATTCCTGAATCATCTATAGTTTGTTGTACTGTGCTTCCTGGTAGTCTAGAACTTCCTTCTTGCCCAACATTTCCGAAACTAGGTAGTCTTGTGTCAAGATTTACAGGAGCTGTTCCTGGTTGATTTGACAAAATACCACCTGTTAGAACATTGACATCTTTGCCTGTTTCTAGACTTTGTGTTACACCGAACTTTAGTTTACCTTGTTTGTTAAAATCATCTATTCTAAATTGATTTTTTGTATCGTTAATGAATTCCCTTCTCGCAGCCATATCGCTTCTTGGTATAGCTTGCAATTCTTTATTTATTCTTTGAAACTTAGCTTTACCTGCATCAGTTAAATCATTAATGTTTGCTGAGTAACTTTCTGTTTCTTGACCAAAAAGACCAAACACAGGGTCAGCACCACCACCGCTTGTGAATTCATTGTACTGTCCCATAAAAGCAGGTGAAAATGTCTGACCTTCTACAAAAGCTGGGTTCATTGTGATTCCTTGCATAGGTTTTGGTCTTGCATAATCAGGAACAGGAACGCCTAATACAGAAACTTTTGTGTCAGCTCCTGGAACAATGTTACCCATAGCATCTACTGTTGCACCAGTCATGTCAGCCGTTCTTGTGTTTGGCATTGAAGGCATACCACCAACAACATCACCAAACTTAGGAGCTAGTGGATCTGTAGTGTCAAACATATTTCCTAAGCCACTTGTAAACCTTTGATACAGGCTCATGTTAGCCAGGTCTTCGAGGGCTCTTCTTTCTGCTCTTATCTCTTCTAATGATTTAGCCATTTTTTCTCCTAGTCAAAAAGACTTCCTAATATTGCGCCTGTGGCTGCTGCTGCTAGACCTGCTGGACCACCTGTAAGTGCTCCAAAACCAAGATTGTATCCTGCAATACCACCACCAAGTGCTCCTAAAGCTCCTATAGTGCCTAGACCACCACCTGTATCTGCCATAGATGTTGTTGTGCCAGGCAGTATGTTGGTACCTGCAATATTGGCATATCTTGTAAGTCTGTTTGATGGTTCCATTTGTGCAAACTCGAATCTTGCTCTAGCGTCATCAATAGCTTGTTGTTGTCTAGCTTGTTGTACAGCACCTACTTGAGCTAATTGTTGTGCTGGGACTTGCAATGATGCAAGAGTTTGTGGTGCTACACCTAGTGCTCTTGATTGTGCTGTCAATGCGTTGTTATAAGCATCGCTATACATACTAGCAGAGATATCACCTGCTCTTTGCATAAAATCACCAATTACACCTTGTTCTAAAATTGCTTGTCTAGTACCACCAAGACCGCCTTGTCTTGTAGCATCTCTTCTTGCTTGTTGAAGCAATCCTTGTGCTTGTGAATATATTGGTCTTATTGCTGCTTGCGTTGCACTTGCAAGAAACGGATTATTCATAACATTAGCTGGTCCTGCAAGTTGTGATTGCAAGGCTGGTATAACAGCTTGACTAACGGCTGTTTGTCCACCTAAAGCAGTATTTGCTTGTAGGTTTTCTGCTGCTATTTGTAAATCTGTTGGGTTAGCATATGTTTGCCCAGGAAAAAATTGCAATGGTTGATTGAATTGATTTTGTGCCTGAGCGTAAATATCTAACAGATAAGGCTGTTGCCCAATATAAGGATCAGCTTTTTGTATAGTATTTGTACTACCGCCACCTTTACTCATTGATATCTCCTAGTGTTTTGTTGAAAGTTCTTTTCCAAGTATTGTGTATGTGTGTTCATATCCAAAACTTTTTAATTTTTTTATAAATCCTTTGCGACATACTGTCTCCATTGCATGACAAGCTTGTGCTTCAGCCCATTCTTCTAGCGTAGATAACACAGTATCCGTCCACTCGTCCATGCTTTGACCACCTAAAGTTACAATCCTACACACTCTTTTTTGTGGGTAGTCTATGACCTGCGTAGTCAAAACAGCCTTTATTTCCATATCGTCTTTGAAGACAATCCACAACTGCATATCTTTGTCTTTGCAATTGTTGTAAATGTCTTCTACTGACATTTCTTCTTGGCTTTTGTTGTTGCCAAGTTCTATGTATTTTTTGCACTCTGTCCAAACATCATCAATCTGATAAGACATAATGCCTGATATATAGATCATAGTTTCGTATAGTTACCTGCTGCGTTTACGAAGTAAATACCTTCTCCTGAGCCTGGATCAAAGTTTGTGCCATCAGCGTAAACGATGTCTCCTTGCTTTTTCTTTTCAGGTGTAACATTTTTTACTTCTATAAATGTTGTTGGGTTTTCACTTAATGCGTTTTGTAATTTTAAAAATTCTTCAAATATGTATCTTGGTAAATCATCAGGGTTTGCTGGCACTGGATTAGGTATGTACTTGGGTGCTTGTTCAGGCATTATAACAATCCCCTATTGCCCTGGTTAAGCCTTCTTCTTCTGTTGCCAATCTCGTTGGATAAACTTTTAGAAAACTGTGTTGCTTCTTTCTCGCTATCGAACTCTACAAAATCTCCTAATTCTTCTGTTCTCTTCTTGGCAGTTACATCATCAAGTTTTACAAGTTTACCATCGACTGACCTAATTGTTGGATATACAATCCATTTACCAGTTTCGCTGTGTTGTGATGTCGCTGACCTTATAGTTTCGTTATCTTGTGTAGTTATTGTTGTTGGATCTAGTGCTCTAGCTACCCAGCCTATATTTTTTTCAGCAAGCTCAATGTCATCGTCTTGCAGTAATGCGTTTGCTATTAAACCACCAGTAGCTAATAAACCAAGTCCTGGAACAACTCTCATCGTTTTCAATGCCCCTGGCACACCTGCTCTGAGTGTGTTCATAATTTTTTGACTTAGAGGTCTGTCTTCTAGCAACGAGTAGTTTCCTGGATTTACCGTGCTGAACGCACCTGCTGGTCCACTAGGTGCTCCAACATTCATAATGTTTCTCATAGCAGCATTTGTTCGCTGCACATCTTGTTGGTCGAGTATGATTCTACCCATGCTATCCAATGTTGCCACTATCTCTCTCCTAGTATTTCGTATTCTAAATCGTACCCATTGAGCTCAAAGGTACTGTCTTCTGTGTGTTGAAATCTTACTGAAATGTATTTACCTGTTGATCTGCAATCTACTTTGTTTTGTGTATCAGGTGTAAACTCTTGACCAGGAGTATATGTGTATGTGCCATTAGGCGACATAGAACTGCCTACAGCAATAGTTACTTTACCTGTTCCTGCACATCTTGGTGTTATTTTTCTGACCTGTTTGACAGTGTTTGTGTTGCCATCTAAGGTTAGTCCTTTTCTTTCAATAGTCGTTGTAAAGTTTTGACCTGCAAACTGTTGACCAAAATCGCCTCTGTAAAACTTAGTATCTGATGTGCCTGACATAAGTATGCTTCTTTCTGTAGGATTATAACTTCTATCACCCCATGTTCCTACATAAGTTGTCCAGGTGTCTGATTGACCTGACCAAACAACTGTGGTTGCACCAGGGTCTACAATTCCAGGAGCAATGTGATAGATGTCAGGTAAATCACGAAAAGTAAAAGATCCATCAACATAGTTATAAATTAAAGCCTTATCACAAAATACAGAACCTACGCTAGGATAACACACCCACATCTCAGATTGTTGAACATTGTGTGTGCAAAATGTAAGTTGATAGTAAGCATCACTAATATCATCAAACAGTGCTTTTTTGACAGTATTAGTTGCAACAGATTTTTTTGCTACACCATCATGCACAATTAGATCGCCTTGTGTTACAACAAAATGTTTACCTTCAAATTCTGCAATGCAATTCCTGGTCAATACGCCAGTATCATTGAAAAGCTTTTGAAAACTAAACACTAAGTTACCGCCTATGTAGTTAGCTATCCAAGTAGAGTTTTCTTTGTAAATAACAAAAGATTGTTTCAGCGCCAAACCATCTACTATAACATCTGATTCATCACCAATAGTAACCTCACCAGCATCATTAGTTGCAGATGCAGTCCAAGAAGACGGTAAGCTAAAATTCTCTGCTGTATCTCCCCATTTCACTTTGTTGGGAAACTCTGTGCTTGATGTTGTTATATTTAAAGCCATTAAATAGTTGCCGTATGCTTTTATTGTTTTGCAAATATCATTAGCGTCCCAGTTTGGTAAATCAGAAAAGTTACTAGCGCCTGTTGTTGCCAATACTTGTGGTTTATCTATCCCGTTACAAAGCAAAGGTAACCCGTTGTAAATAGTTCCTGTCCAGTTACCTACTGTGTTAAGGTTTGTTGAGTAATCGCCACCTGATGATCGTGTAAAGTTAGTGTGTGTTGAACTACCACTCAATCTATAAATCTTTGCTGTGCCTGCGTAAAACCAAAATGAGTTTGTGCCATAAGACCAGTTCACTGAAAAATATGGTGCAACTGTTGGTGTACCGAACACCTGGTCATGTCCTTTTATTTTTTTAGCAGCACTATCTGAAAATCTTACATTGTCTGCGTGCGAATAAAACTCAGGAGGTAGAACTGTGTTGTTCGTGTCCTTAATCATACCCTTTGGTGGAGGTGCTTGAAATACAGGCATCTATACAGTCCTTTTCCACATATATACTACGATATATGGTTGCAAGTTGTTGTGAGCTCCACCACCACCAGTACTATCGGTGGTTACATTGTTGCCTAAAGTTCTGCCATTACCTCCTGTTACATCAACATCGTTTGAGTTAGGTGCAGGAAGAATACCTGATGGTTGGTTGTGGTTGTGTGATGGTATTTCAGAAATGCTTAATGTGTGTGTTTTAGCACCGCCAGTTTCTTCTGCTGTATCAAACTCTGTCTGACTTGCATCTATACCCACCATAACACGACCTGCACCAAATGCTACCCATGTTCCAAAACCAAGTAGTGTTCCAGGATTTGTTGCAACTGATGCATTTATGTAAACACTACCCACTGGATATATGTTTTGTAATGTAGCAATAGTGTTGCCACCAATAGTCCCTGACGCTGCTGATAAAGCGCCTGTGATAGTTAAGTTTCTTTGACCTGTTGTGTCTTTGTTTGCGTCTGCTGTTACAGTCTTAGACGCCTCTACCGTACCTAATGTCGTAATGTCATTATAATTTATCTTAGCAGTATTAACTGTAGCACCGTCAAGTATGTTTAACTCTGTGTGCGTAGAAGTTACTGCGTTTGTTAAATTAGGAAAAGTGGCTTTTACTGTAGATTTGATAAGTCTTAAATGATCATCACCCTGCCCAACAGAATCACCTGCTGTAGGGTTTGAGCTGTTCAAGCTATCAATGTATGTTCCTGTTTCTAGTCCCATTATGTCCTCTTTAAAAATAAATGTTCTATAAACCATGCAGGCGGAT